TTATACCCGCAAATCCCGGCAGACCCGCAAACCCCCATACGCAATTTTTGGATAGAATTGACCGATTGCGAGTGGATTTCCCCCGAAAGCGACCCTCAGGAGTTCGAACGCCTGGCGATTCGCAACGGGGACGTCGGTTATAACCGCTGGCTCGAGTTTTGGGAGTACCCCTCTGCTTTTGCCGATAATTTTCAGACAATGCATATTACCAGCAATGCCGACTGGGATGAAGAGCATCCGGCGGGGACATTGCTGGACGATATCCTGTGGGCCGAATTTTGGTCCTACGCCGATTATATCCGTAGCGGATACGAAACAGGGGGCGGCAACAATGTACAGATGCTCGTCGAGGATTTGAAAGCCGACGATATGCAGATGATACGTGACTATGTGATTATCTATTTCACAAAGACCCCGACCATTGATCCCATTCACACGCTCACTGTCGAATGGACCACCGTCGAGGGGGAGGTCAAGACCGCCTCGCTCACTTGCCGGCCGCAGGTCAATGCGAAAGAATAA